AGCAGAGATGAAGAATATTCAGAACTTCGTTAACCTGCAACCATCAATTAGTTTTGGTGATACCCATGTGAAGCGTGAGAGTGATCTCAATACAATAGTGATGAAGATTACTGAAAAATTAAATGAGGACATAGCAACATCGGTTGATGCGGTTTACACATAGGAGGTCATGCTTATGCGCGTTTATAGCGTTAAGATCAGCTTTAACAATGGGGAAGAAGAGATGCAATTCCCACTTAATCCGTCATCCATTGACGTAAGTGAACCTGGACAAGCTCAGTCCTATGATGTGGTGGGGCTTGGAGAAATAAACGTAATCAAAGACCGCAAGTTGCCAACATACAGCTTCAGCGGTCTTTTTCCTGCTCAGCGCTACCCGTTTTTGTCAGTCTTTGATGGGCTAAACGAGAAGGAAAAAGCTAAAGTTGTGGTGAAACAGCCTTCGGAATATATCACACTCATTGAAAAGTGGATGGGCTCACGAATGCCAGTGCGTCTCGTGGTTGTTTCTGACACCTATGATATAAATACAGCAGCATCAATCGAATCGTTTGAGTGGCGTGAAGTAGCCGGCAGCACCGATATTGAATACAGCATCGAATTAAAAAAGTATCGATTTTATGCTGCACGCAAAACCGAACAAGTTACGAATGGTAACGGCAAGGTACAGAAAGTTAGTACACCTGTACGTCCAAATGAGAAGCTACAGTCCAAAACGTATAAGCTGGTTGCTGGTGATACGCTATGGAAGGTTGCTCAAAAGCAATTGGGTAATGGAACTCGCTGGCAGGAGATTCAAAAGCTCAACGGAATTTCAGATGCCGAAATTACCAGGTTGCAAGTTGGAAGGGTGTTGAAGCTACCATGATTACCGTATGGATTACCAATAAACAAGGTAGTGAGTGGGATGTCAGCGAGATTGTGGAAGGATTGTCCTGGAAAACAGCGCGTATCGGCAAGGCCGGCAGCCTGACGTTCACGCTCATAAAGGGGAGTCCCCTCTATCAAAAGAAAGACTTCACCTATAGCAATGGTGATGTAGTTCGTGTTCGCGTTGACCAGACCAATGTATTTTATGGATATATCTTCAGCTTTGATGCGGGACGTGACGAGGCTGTTAAAATTACGGCATATGATCAAATTCGTTATCTGATGAACACAGAAACTTATTTATTTGAAGGTGCAACAGCAGCAGACGTACTCAAGCGGATTGCGAAGGACTTTAATCTGCAACTAGGTACTGTGGCAGATACAAAACATAAGATACCCGCAATGAGCGAGGATAATCAAAAGCTTCTAGACATTATTTGCAAGGCAATTACCCTAACATACGTCAAGTTAGGCACTGATTACTGTCTGTATGACGATTTTGGTAAGCTGTGTTTGCGTGATGTTAATAGTATGCAGACGGATTTGATTATTGGCGATGGCAGCTTAATGACGGATTACCAAGTCAAGACATCAATTGATAGCGATACGTACAATCGGATAAAGCTGTATAGAAACAATGAAAAAACAAAAATACGCGATCTATATATGGCTGAGGACAGTGTTAACATTAAGCGCTGGGGCGTGCTTCAGTATTCGGAGAGCGTTGACGAGGATATGAATGAGGCGCAAATTAAAGAATTACTCGAAAATCTGGCAAAGCTTAAAAATCGTGAAACCAAGTCGCTTCAAATTAGTGCGATTGGTGATATACGTGTACGAGCAGGCATGAGGGTGAGAATTCGTATACCAGAATATGATGTAGATCAAGGGTTGTTGGTTAATGAATGCTCACATGACTTTGACGGGTCAGATCATACAATGACATTAGATATGAGGGTGGTGTAGATGACTGATTTACTGAGTACGATAAAGAGAGCAGCATCAGATGCTATAAAAGCGGGAAATCCTGCTGCGATCATGTTTGGCATAGTATCAAAAAAAGAGCCGTTAGAGGTACGCGTCGATCAGCGTCTTATCCTCCCAGCGGCTCTTTTGCTTGTTCCAGAATCGTTAACTCATTTTGAAATCGAGCTGCAGCATACACATCAATATACTGACAGCAGCGACTCTGGCACGACAACACGAACTACGCAACCCGCGCTTCCTGCTGTACCAATTGTCATTCGACGTGGCTTAGAAGTTGGAGACAGCGTATTGCTACTTCGTGTACAGGGGGGGCAGCAGTTTGTTATTTTAGATAGGGTGGTGACAGGTGATGATTCCTGAGATTGGTAAAGTGATGTTGGATGAGCCAATTGATGAACGACAGCAGCCAAGCCAGACATGGAAGCTGGACTTTGACAAAGGGCGGATAATAGGTCGGACAGATGGTCTGGATGCAGTCAAGCAAGCTGTATTCAAGGCGCTTCAGACGGATCGCTTCTGGCATGCGATTTATAATTATGATTACGGTCATGAGCTTAAATTATTAATCGGCAGCAGCTCTGTTTTTTTAAAATCAGAAGCTGAACGATTGATTGAAGAAGCGTTAATTGTTGACGACCGAATTGAAGGTATTAATAACGTTGATGTCGAGGTTACAGGTGATCGAATGCTAATTCGCTTTACGGTCCAAAGTGTTTACGGCAGTTTCGAAGCGGAGGTGGGTGCAAATGTATGAGCATATGACGTTTGAGTATATCTTGCAGCGTATGCTTGCTAGGGTACCTGATACAATTGATAAACGACAAGGCAGCGTTATTTACGATGCATGCGCACCTGCAGCTGCAGAGCTTGCACAGATGTATATCGAGCTGGAGATTAACTATAATCTATCGTTTGCAGATACGGCTAGTGGTGAATACTTGTCGCGCAAAACTGCTGAGTTTGGTGTTAATCGAAATACAGCAACGGCTGCAGTACGTAAAGGCTTGTTTTACAATGCCAACAACAGCCTAATGGATGTGCCGATCAGTACGCGCTTTGCTATTGATGATTTGACGTATACGGTTAGCCAACGGATTAGCACAGGTATTTACCGACTCACTTGCGAGAGTACCGGCACTACTGGTAATGAGCAATTTGGCGCTTTGTTGCCCATCGATTATGTGGCCAATCTAGCAAGGGCTGAGCTTGGTGAGGTATTGGTACCAGGAGAGGACGAAGAAACGGACGAATCGTTAAGGCAAAGACTTTATGACACAGTAAATGAACCGGCATTTGGTGGTAATGTTTCTGATTATAAAAATAAAATAAATGCAATTGCAGGTGTAGGGGCTACGAAAGTTTATCCTTCGTGGAACGGTGGCGGTACAGTGAAATGTACCATTATCGCGTCTGATTGGTCCGTTCCATCATCGGCACTTGTTGACGAGGTACAGACGATCATGGATCCTACTGTAAATAGTGGTCTGGGCATTGGTGTTGCTCCAATTGGTCATGTTGTAACCATTGCAGGTGTAACAAGACAGACAATTAACATTAAAACGACATTAACGTTGGCCAGTGGCATTACACCAGGACAGGTACAAACGGAAATAGAGACGGCTATTGAATCGTATTTACTGGATCTTCGAAAGGATTGGGTTAATCAACAGCAGCTCATTGTTCGTACCGCACAAATCGATGCACGCTTGCTGACTGTGGCTAGCGTTGAGGATGTGTCCGACACAAAAATTAACGGCACAGCTGCCAATTTTACGCTTGCTGCTGATGAGATTCCTACACTCGGGACGGTGGTTATCAATGGCTGAACGCATTATGCAGCACTTACCCGAGTATTACCGGTTAATTGAGGACTTTAGAGAATTAGATCAAACAGAAACGATCGAGCTGGATTTACTTCAGGGTGCAGTGGACCAGCTTTTTAGTGATCAGTTTGTTATGTCGTCGAGCTTACAGGCGGTTAGACGTCGAGAACAGATGCTAAACATTCAAGCGGACCCAACAATAGAGACGCTGGACTTTCGACGTAGACGGATACTCAACCGTTATCAAACCAACCCTCCATTTACGATTCGTTACTTACAACGACAACTTGATATGCTCGTTGGTCCTGGTATGACCATTGTATCGGTTGATCCACAGACATTTGTCTTAACCGTTACAGCAAATATCGATAACGCAAGTGTCTTCCGAGAGGTTTTATATACTGTGGATACCATCAAGCCGGCCAACTTGATTTATCAGCAAAATACTTCACTCGAGAATCCGATTGTCGTTGTTGAAAAAATTGGTATGCAGAAGATGACATGGAATTATAAACTCGATGGAAGTTGGAAACTTGGTGCTAAGCCTTTTGTTAGTTATGGAATGGAGGTTGTTGTGAAATGATTGCTTCGTCTTTACTTAATGAGCTCGCTACGTATGTTAATGGGCGTATAAGTAAGGTTGTTATCAATGGCTCTTATGATATTACAAATTTCAAAGTTAGAGAGGTTAATGATAACGTAGTTGCACTTAATTACATTGTACCTGTTGCTGATGTTAGCTTAATCACTAGTATTGAGGTCAAAGATACGAGCGATAATGTACTAACAGCAAATAATGTTAACATCCCGATCGTAGCAGATCATTTAATGCTACAAACGATTACAGTAAAGGAGGCGATATA